CAGTCAGCCCCGCCGTCACCTGTGCGCCGCTGGCAGTGATGCCGTCGCCGGTGCCGCAAATGTGCGGGTATTCTTCTGTGCAGTACGCCGTGCACAGAAATTCTCCGGCATATTCCTTTGTCAGCCCATCCGGCAGGGCATTTTCACTGGCGGCGGTCTGCAACTGGTCGATAACTTCTTCATCTTGAATTGCTCTGTCCTGCCAGTTTGTTAGACGTGCAGCATAGATAATGCGCTGTCCTTCCAGATCATTGATCCGATTCTCCAAGGCTGCATTCCTTGCACCTCCGATAAGTGTCGCCGTCAGAAGCGCGGCAAGCACTGCTTTATTGACCGTTGACATTTTCACTTCCAAACCTCCTTTTCGTCACCGCGATTGGAAACTCTTCTATCTCGCTTGCCCAGCGTGCCGTGCCTTTCCCGTATGTAGTCTCCCACACTAGAGGAAAACCACCGATTCCGTCAAACAGACTTCCCAGCGTTGCGCCCGCTGGAAGGTATTGCTTCATTTTCTGGGCGATCCAGAACCATTGCGGAAGTGCAATGCTGTTTCCCAACGCCTTATAACGCGGGCTGTCTGCCGCCTTGTGCTCTTTGCCCTTGGTGTCCGTCCACTCTCCAATGTCCGTCCACCCGTCCGGGTAGCCTTGCAGGCGTTCGCATTCTGTTGGTGTCAACCGCCGGACGATCCAGTGAATAGCTTTCTCTGCAATTAGACACTCGCTACCATTTCCAACATTCCCGGCTTTTGCTTTCATGGTTGAACATTTGTCGCTTTTCTTGTAGTAGCTGTAAGACTGTTCGCTGAATGTCTGACGCTCAGTTATGATGGCTGTGTAGTCCGTCACTCTGCTTTCATGGTCTCCGGTAATGGTCGGCACTGTCTTGCCATCACCATTTCCCCGTGCATCAAAGACCTTATACGCTACTGCTGGACGGTCAACAGTGTTCAGCGTGTAGCTCTGGTTTTCCTTCACGCCAGAACCATTTGCGCCGGCCGTTTCGGAACGGTCAATAATGTTTCCCGCCAAGCAATAAACCGGCTGAAAAAGGGTCTGATCCTGTAGCGTCGAAAGTGTTCCTGTTTTTTCGGTCTGCACCAGTGCGCCTTTGCCGCCCCCGGCACAGCCTGACCGGATTTTCAAGGTGTAGGCTTGCCCCCCCTGCCGGCCCACCATTCGATCATTTCCAGCAGGGCGGTTTCCAGCAGTTCTTGTAGCTTCTTGCCACGTCGGGATGCTCTGGTCAGGATGCCCCGGCAGGCTTTCGCGCTCAAATAGTATTTCTCCGGCACGTCCACCTGCAAAATCCACGACAAGAGCGATACGTTTTCTTCTCTGGGGCACTCCCCAATATTGAGCGTCGAGCTGTCGCCAAGCCAAGCTCCATCCGTTCCCGGCGATTGCTCCGGCTTTGCTCCATCTGCCCCCCCCTCGGAGGTCTAGGAATTGAAGCGTCTGGTTCTTCCACGCGGGCAAGTTCTTCCAGCACGGCGCGGAAGTCTTCTCCGCCGTTTGAACTGAACGCTCCGGGAACATTTTCCCAAATAACGACAACTGGATAACTTCCATGTGTCGCCCTCCTCATTTCTTTGATGATCCGAACTGCTTCCATGAACAATCCCGACCGTTCTCCCGCAAGTCCCGCCCGCCGCCCAGCAATGGAAAGGTCTTGGCATGGGCTGCCGAAGGTGATGCAATACACGGGTTCTATCTGGTCGCCATGTATCTTTGTGATATCTCCAAGGTGGATCACTTCTTGTCACCCCACCTTGCTTTATGGGGTAAGTCCTGGCACGGGCTGCTGCCGATCAAATAATCCGCCACAATTTCGCCATCTTCTGCCCACTTCATTCCCAGAAAATCCGCAACGCCGAAACTGCCGTCTTCGCAGCAATGCGTTTCTTGTACAAGCGGTTGGTTTTCAAGTTTCTTCAACGGCCCAATTCCACTGGCGGTAAACGCCGCATTTGCCGTTGCGGTCCAGGCTGTCTCTTTATCACAAGTTCCGCCGTTGGTGAAGGTCTTCCCGCACAGCCTGCACCTGAACGTCATGTAGTACCCTTTCATTGTTCTTCTCCCTTCTGCTTTTTGTTCTTGCACGGGTGGCCGGAATCGAACCGGCTTGTCTGCCGCTGGGGGATCAGGACGGCAGGCAACTTCCTTACTACACCCGCATATCAAAACCCACCGCTCAAGAGAGGTGGCGCGGTGGGGCGACCCGTTGCGGTCGGGTCTACTGCCTTTTGCCTGGGCAATTGGGACAGGGCGTTTCTGCGCTCACGCTGCGACGTGCCATTCAGCTTATGCTGGACTGCCATGCGGGCACGGTTTAGGAAATACGGACAGGTCGGATTTTCACCGCCTTATACGGAAGGTTAGCGCTGCTTTTTCAGCATCCGTATTTCCCTGCCAGTTTTGGAAGATGAACAAACCTTGACCGGCTTCCATGGAATATGCGAGCAAAGCGGCGCAGGCGGGGTTCGACCCCGCTCCCAGCGTGCTGCGGGCACACCCTGCGCCATATAAAAAGCCGCCCGGCCTTCACACATGACAACTGCTGCTTATCTGCTGAAGACTCTGGCCGGGCGGCTACATTCAGTTTGTTTTGTGGTGTGTCACACTATATTCTTCGCATTCCTTGTTGTACCCATCGCAGGTCGCGCACCGCTGCGACGTGATACGGAACGTGTGTTGACGCTGTTCGCCCTTCTTCGGGGCTGGATGGGTCTTTGTTGACCTAGCAAGGTTCTTCATTTCTTTTGCCTTATATAAGTAAGTGCCAGTGCCCAGCGGCACCGTGTTCAGATGGAGCTTTGGTTGAACCCTGCGTGTCCGGTAACGGCGCTTGTTGTGAATGGCCCATCCGGGCGTTTCCGGCGGCAAAAGCGTGTATGTCAAATCGTCCAGACCTTCACAGAAGCGTTTGACGCTTTCTGTGATTTTCTCAAACGAGTCTATAATCATCTGGCGCATTTTCATCAAATCGCCCACCGGGTCTTCGGACCATTCCCGCGTGCCGTGTTCAGGATCGGTCGTCATCATTGGCTTTCCGTTCCTTCCGTGCCGCAAACTGTGCAGCGCCTTCCGGGTATCTGGTGGGCTTCCCGGTCAGGTCTGCCGTTGCGGCAAACTCCCGCAGGATATGCAGCAGAGGGACAGCAACAACGCCGGTTACTTTCACGCTCATAGGTTCAGCCCCCGTTCTTGTCTTTCCGTGCCTGCTTGTCTACCGCACTGATGATGTGCTTCACCACTTCTTCCATGGGCATATCACCTGCCGGAACCTTGAACATCACGCCCTGCGCCTGACCCGGATTTTCCTTTGCCTGCTTCATTGCATCTGCAACAATTTTCTCCATCATGCTGTCCATGTTGCCGGGCTGGCTGGCGGAAGGATCATTCCGCTTTTCTGCCGTGGCGGCAGTGGCATGGTCGTCCTGCTTCTCCGCTGTGTCGGCAGTGGCAACAGGTTCAGCAGCAGGCGCTTCGCCATACTCGCTCTTCCACGCGGCTTCAAACACGCTGTCGATGATGTCCTTAGCCACCGTCATAATGGCTTCCGCTTTCTTACGGTTACCTTTGCCGCTGTCCGCAACGGTGTGCGCCACCGCTGCTGCGGCCATAAATACCTGGTTCGTGCCGTCTCCCATCGTTTCTATGTCGATCAAACTTTTGCTCTTCATCTTCACGACCAGCTTTGCAATGTTCTTGCTCATAACACGACTTCCTTTCAGGACGGCGCATTTCCGCCCACGTCACTAGTACCAGTGGCTTCATACGAATATTCTTTCAGCTCAATGTCCTGCACGCTGTCTTCATCCAGCCACTTGTTGATGATGCCAAACAGGTATTGCTTGCGCATCTGAATAATGTTCTTGTTTGTGGTGCCCAGAGAAAACATCTTGATAGCAACACTCGCTACAAGTCGGGTCAGTTCATCTCCCTGCCCGTTCATTTCCACATAGACACTTTTCTTCTCCGGCGCATCATGGCTCGTGAAAAACGCCAGAATATGCGTTTTGCTCTTATCCATGTAGCCGTCCCCCTTACGAAGGCAGGCCGTCGTCTGCATCCTGCGGCCTGCTGCCGGTGCCCGCCCAGTCGTCCACAGCAGCGCCAGAGCAGGTAGCACAGTCACCGAAGCATCCGGCGTTCGTGTCCTCTTTCAGCTTTGCCATTGCTTCCTCGATAGCGGTATCCTTTTCACAGTGCCACCGGACGCTCTGCCGCTCACCGTATTCAATCTCGCTACTGCGGGCGTTCCATGCATCATCCAGCATACCGTCCAACCGGTTCTTCATGTCGTCCAGCATCTTAATCGCCTGTTCCTTTTCCGGGCTGGACTGCACGATTACGTCAGCCAGCGCCATAGCCGCGATCTGCGCGATATCTCCCGCGTGGCCGTCAACCTGAATTTCGACATCATCGCCATCCAGAGCGACAGCCAAATAGGCATCCCATCTTTTCTCCATCTTTTGTCCTTTCTATTGGTGTGAATCTTCGGTCTGGTGGAGCATTCCGGGATTGAACCGGTTCCGGGGCTACACCCCCGGACGCGCCTGCATACTCCATAAAACGGGCGGCTTGACAG